TGATTGATGTGCCGACTTCAATTTCTGTGGGGGTCAGTAATTGAAGTACGGCGTAGTTATCAATCAGTTGTTTATGGGTGACGGTGTAAGTAGCCATGGCGGTAAAGCCGCCTTTCTACTAAGCGACAGTGATTGCTTGAACGAACTGGCTTCCTGCAACCGCTGTTGGGTTTTGGGCATCCTGAACGAATGTTGCAAAGTAGCCGTAGTAGGAGAAGGTACGGGCCAAAAGGTCAGGCACTTCAACGCTACGCATTCCCTGTTGGGCTTCGTAAAATTCTACGGCTGGGGCGTGAACCACAAGCAAGGTTCCTGCAGCTGCGTTTCCGTCAACCACAATTTCCAAACCAAGTGGGTTCATTCCCGACCATGAAGCGGCTGAACCTGCGCCAAGCGTGTTCTGACCAATGAGGCCAGGCGCGCCGATTGCTGGGAACACTGGGCGTTTTGCATCGTCAACCTGTGAACCTAGTTTGCGCCACACATCCACACTGCACACAAGATGGGTTGGGAACAGGTTGGTGGTTGCCGAAATGTTTTCTGCGGAACCGTAGATGCCAGCAATCAAACTGGAAACATCGCCTGCGGTAACTGTCCAGGTGTAACCCGAAGCCTGCTTCTGTGACACCAAGTAATCAATTGCGATGTCATTCGTCTGCTTCAAATACTGTCCTGCGAGGTCATTCAAGATCACATTCATTGCGGCTGGATCCGTGAAATCCATTGTCTGTTGTGCAATCTGAATGCTGCCTGCCACGGTCTGACGGGTGACGGTGTTTGCTGCAAGAACCATTGTCTGTGAAGTGACTGCGGTTCCTTGCGTGGTTTGCTTACCTGCCGCAGTTGGTGTCGTGATTGAAGGGCGCGTAAAACTGATTCCCGAACCGTTTGGCATTGCGCGTGTTCCAAATGCGGAAACAGTTGGACGCATGAAGTTGTAGTTTTGAAACACTGGGCCAAGAACTGGAACTGGCAACAAACCTGGGGTGTCGCTGGTTAGGTCTTGCGAAACTGCTTCAATCGCTGACTGGCCACGGCGCGCTGCGTCATGGAATGCGGCGTTTACTTTGCGGAAGGTGTCGCCACCAATGTGCATCGCTGCAAGATAATCGCCAGCGGATGGCATTTTGAATTCGCGTTTTGCTTCAGCAAATACAACTGGGGAAGTTGGGATTGCTGCTTCTACTGGGGTGGATTCGGACATGGTTGGGTTCTCCTCGTTTGAAACTTCTTCTTGAATAATATCTTTTTCTTCTTCTTGGTGTGGGATGCTCTCGGGTTCGGTGGCAGCTACATCAGTGATGACGGCCCCTGAGAATGCTGGTCGGCCGGTGACAAGCGATAATTCAATCCAGTCAGCTGCCTGAACAAGCATTGTCCCATCGTCTTGCATTTTGAATTTTGTAGGATTCACACCGACTGACACCGAATCTATGACTTTATCTAGGGCAAGTGTCAAGGCCGTTTCGCCCTGGGGTGTCTTAGAAATACGCGCTGAAAACATCATGCCTTCAGGGGTGTCCACTCTTTCGGTGACAATGCCAACGGCTTGTTCAGAATCGTGGTTCAAATACAATTTGGGGGCTTTGCCATCGGTTGGAAGGCTGCCGGCCTCAAAGATCACTTTTGTGCCATCGCTGACGGTTGCGGCGACACCATAAGGAACGGCCACACCCGAAACGGAACGGGACGGCATACCTTCTACGGCTGCCGCGTCCAGGGTTAAATCGGTGGAAATTAGTTTCAACATGTTTCTAGTTCTACTCCATATTTGGGTTCATTGTTGGCATTGTTTCTTCGGCATATGGCATTTCTTCATCAGCGTCAACAATTTCAGATAGGTAATCGTCAACATCAAATTTGACGCAAGTTCCGTGAGGAAGGATTGAATTCATTGACATTGTTTGTTCAATTACGGACATATAAGAACGGGCCGCGAAAACATAAAGGTCTTGGCGCGCGCCCTGGTTGGATTGGTAACTGTATGAACCAACGCTGTTTCCGTTAAGGAAGAAAGGGATGTTGCACATTCTTGCCGCTTCTTTGGATTGAAATTCTGCGGCTTCAGAAAGCAACATTTTTGATGCGTCAACATCGGTTGGTTGCCATTCTACGAATTGGTTGATAGCCGCGATTTGATTGGATTTTCTGGCCAGTTCAAACTGTTGGGCCAGTTGCGAAAGATCCTCACCCGAAAGCGGCTCACCCGAAGTTTGACGCAAAACTCCAGCAGGCAAAGCCGAACTGCTGTTGCGTAGTCGCGCATCTTCCAAAGCCAATGATGTTGCAATCACTTGTGGCGATTGGTAAATGATTCCTTGGTTGGAACCAATGATTTGCACAACATCTTCGGTTGGTATTTGTGCGCCTTGAAAGTAAATCTGATTTGATTTACCGAAAGCAAACACGGGGCCTGACATGTCCAAAGTGTTCACCATTGCGGCCGGTAAGCGCGTGAAGGAAGCAGGCATGCCATCTTGGGTTCTGCTACTAACCCACAAAAAAGCCCTACCAAAAAAGAAAAGGTCATCAAATACCCAACTCCAAAAAGTCGCATAGGTCAATTGTGGATCGGGTTGTGCAAGCCAGGAACGCGGCGCAATTTCGGTTTCTGTCATTTCTCCAGTGACTTCATCCCAGCGTTTGCGATACATTTTCATTGGCGTGTTGCCAACTACTGACGCGATCAGGTCACGCGCACGGTTGATTGTTGGAACGCGCATTGCGCGGTTCCGCAAATCTCCCTGAATGTATGAATAATATTCGCCAATTGATTGTTCACCTGAACCGTTGCCTTGGTAGTAGGTTCCTCCAGCTGCAGCCGCAATGGACGGTTGTTCTTGGGGTGAAATGGCGGCTTTCGTCACCTTTGTTTTGAAAATGGCCATAGTTCAGTGTGTCACAATTCTTGATTTGTTGGTGGCATTGGGTCGCAAACTATCCGATCCCGACAAAAGGCCAGCAAGAACCCAATGCCATCCCGTACATTAGCGATTTGCAAACGCAATGATGGGTTTTCCAACAATGGCCGGGCGGCTGGCGTGGGCAGCTGTCCAAACCATGCACCTTGCCAAAGATATTTCCCCTGGGCTTCGCGCTGAAGATAAAGCAATTGATGATTCTGCTTTGACCGCCACAGCCCGTTGGACATGTTCTGAAAGTTGCTTAGATCCATCGTGAACTAGCATTCCTTCAAAAATCATGTTTTTTACGCCGGCCGTGTATCGGACTATTTCTCCGTAGCCAACTACTTCGGTTCGTTGGTCATAAACCGTTGGCCAATGGATTTCAATGCTGGGACTGATCAAAAACTTGATGCTGGTTGACGCAAGTTTTGACACTTCTTCCAACATTGCCGAATAGGTGTCACATACAAACGCCACAGTGACAGCCACCCGTCTATCAGGCAACTGCACTGTGCGAACCCCGAAATAGCGTGAATCATCCAATGAAACTTCTATGCCTAAATAGCCGCCATCAGGGATCGGTTCTTTGTATTCCAATTGGGGCCACATTCCTGGCGGAATCCAACCTTGATCACTGGCAACCCAAAGATTGCAGGAAGCGCGCAAGAATTGGGCTCGGTTCGGGTTCAACGATTCACTTCTTAAAGTATCCATAGTGAGCGTGTAGCCCAAGGCTGGGTTTCCCCAGGCCCAGGTGCTTTCTAGGTTCACATCCAGGGAAGGATCAGGTGACCATTCGGCCAAATAGAAAGTGGATGTTTTCCCAGTGTCAATTGCGCGCAATCCCTGTTCTCGCCATCTTTTCATCACAGAACTAGATTCCGTGCCGGCCGTTGACCACATAGAAAGCAACGGGGAACGCCTAGCGCGCTGGGACGGTATTAAACCGCCGTCAATGGCTTCTTCCGAAATGTCCCAAATCTCATCGGCCACAATCAAATCGTTGGAAGTACCGTGACCCACATTGGGTTTTGCGGCCCGAACAATCCACCGTGAACCATCAGGCATTTGAACCGCATTCCGCCCATAAGCCTTTGTCAGTTTTGCCCCAAACTTGACTTCCAATACATCACCCAACAAATCAAACAAAGTGACAGCCAAATCCAGGCGGTTTGCGGTAGTCAACACCATTTGCTTCTGCCCCCGAATTTTAGGCATCTCCGTGAGCCACCAACCAACCAAAGCTGCAAGTGCAGTTGACTTGCCGGCCTGTCTAGCCGTTGAAGTCAAGGAAACCCTGTTCAACAAATCACCCTGATTGTCATAAGCCAATTGACCATTCAAACAATGCAACTGCCAAGGCATCAAATCAATGTCCAAATGCTGTTTTGCCCACACCCCCACATCAGCCCCGAACGATCCAGCCGCATCATGGGCAGGACTTTCCAACCTTGGCTGATCCTGGCCAGTTAAGACTGAACCCGACTGGTTCTTTTCAGATAGAGGAAAGCG